AGTTAGATCCTGCATATGCCCGTACACTAGTAGTTACACAATCATTTTATCAGTGGTTAGATACCTTGAAGGATAGCAATGGTCGCTATTTACTGCAAGATTCAATCATTTCTCCAAGCGGCAAAGTTGTTTTTGGTATCCCCGTGGTAGTTGTATCGGACGAAACTCTAGGTGCTGCTGGAGAAGCTCATGCTTTCTTAGGTGACATCAAGCGTGCAGTGTTATTTGCTAACCGAGCTGATTTCATGATTCGTTGGGTTGACGATAATATTTACGGTCAATATTTGCAAGCTGGCATGCGTTTTGGAGTTGCAAAAGCAGATGAAAAAGCTGGCTATTTCTTAACTTACTCAAAATCCTAACGCCTGACGGTATCACTTTATCACAAAAGACAATGAGCGGTACTGTTGGAACTACTAAACAGGTAACCGCTACACTGACACCTGATGGCGCTTCGGGAGATATAGCAGCAACATCTAGTGATACATCAATTGCTACCGTTGCTAAAAACAGTGATGGCAGTTTCACAGTTAGTTTGGTTGCGGCTGGTTCAGCAACAATCACGTTTGCTGCTGGCGATGTAACAAGCACATTAGCTGTCACTGTTAGTGCTGCTAGTTAGGGGGAATTTAAATGTCCCTTTTGACAGATGACCAGTTTGCAACCTTAAAACTTTATTGCAAAATAGACCAGGATTTTGATGATGACGTTTTAAAAAATCTAGTCGATTCAACGGGGTTAGAAATTGCAAGAGCGATTCAGGCAGACTCGGCTCCAGCAACTTTCATTAATGATCCTCGGTTTTTAATTGCATTGATGAAACAAGTCAAAGAAGATTACTACCAGCGTGGTTTAACGTCTGACAGTAGCTATCGAGCTGAACTTGCAAATGGAGTTGAAGACATTGTTAATCAAATGCGCGCAGAATTGAGTGATGACGATGAAGCTAACTAATATGACTGAAAGAATTACTTTTTTCAGTCTAAAGCCAGGTGTAATAAACGGAGTCCCGACTAATAATGTTAAAACAGATGAATTTACCTGTTGGGCGGAGGTTGCTAAGCTACCATACCGTGAATTTGTCAATAGCTCAACAGAGGTTGGTTATCGGAAAGAAACGCCTGTTTTTATCATAGCTTTTAAGCAAAAAAAAGAGATTCAAACAAATTGGCGAATACGTTGGAGAAATAAGGAATACGAAATCATTTCGATGGATCCAGACTATAAGACAAAAGATACGAATCAGATTGCGGGGAGAGTGATTAAATCATGAGCATTACTGGTGAAGCTGAAATGCTTCTTGCTGTTACTCAATTAACCGAGGGATATGATAGACGGGCCCGCAAAGCAGTTCGAAGTGGTGCCCAAATGTTTGCAGAAAAACTAAAAGCAGATACTCCAGTTTCTGAGGAAGATCATAGTGGACTAGGTCCATTAGCTGATCATATCAAAACCGGAAGTGTTTCAATTAAAACAGGTGATTATTCTGTGGACATTGGGTATGACACTGCTAAAGGTCGGATTGCTCACTTTCCTAACAGCGGAACGTCTAAACAGTCGCCACAGCATTTTATTGAAAAAACACAAAGCGAGATGCGAGAACCTGTTCTTGCTGAATTCATTAAAGATTTGAAGGTGAATTAATGTCTTTGCCGGAAAGTATTATTTACAATTTATTGGCTAACAACCAACAAATTGTAAATTTATTAAATGATATCAGAGGTGAACCAACGGATTTTCCTTATATTTTTATAGGGCAACCCAACGATACATTTACAATCTCAGATAATGCACCTTGGATAAGGATCACTCTAATACCCGATGATACAGCGTTGTATGCTGACGATGAACGGGTTATGCAGAAATATCGTGTCCAAGTAGACTTTTGGATTAATAAAACGGATTTGACTAACTTAGAAAAATTAGAGAGCTTAATTTATGAAATCCTTCATATTAATGGGATTGAGAGATATTATCGTAACCATGAACCAGACGCAGATATCGAAACATTAGAAATGGTTCAAGGAAATTTTGAAGGCTTTGCTTAAAGCCTATTTTTTATGCACAAAATCAAGGAGGAAACACAATGGGATTAGTAAAATTTGGTGCTAGCAATTTTGAGTATGGTGTCGTTGATGACACTACCAGTTTAGTTGCTACACCACGAAAAGTTCCAGGACTTTCAAGCGTGAAAGTCGATTTAACTAATGATTTAAAAAAGATTGCTGCTGATGATGGTCCTTATGCAGTTTTATCAGGTGGAATCACTGAAGCAAAAGAAACGATTGAGTTATATGACGTTGATTCTCAGATGAAGCAAGATTTATTCGGGATCAAGGTGGTGAAAGGCGTTGAAGTTTATCCTAAGGATATGATAGCAGCTAATGTTGCTACTTTATTTAAGACAAAATTGTCAAACGGTAAAAACTGCTGGGTAGCCTTACTTAAAGGAATGTTTTCTTTACCAAGCGTAGATACTAAGACTGTCGATGGAACTCCAGATCCAAATGCCGATTCAATTGAAGGAGAATTCATGCCTCGAGGTGATCAAGAAAATGTTGTTTTGATTGGTCGAGAAGATAATTCTGATTTTGATTTGACACAATTTAGAAAATGGGTATTCCCATCTGAAGCTGGTGATTTATTGATTAGTGCTACAAATGGTGGAAATACTGGCTCGTAAGACGAATTCTAGAGTCTAGTTCGCTTTAAATTAATAGAGTCGCCTATGAAATACACAATAAACACGCAATGTGTTGGCGGCTAATATCAGGAGGAAATTATGGCTTACGAAATAGAATTAGATGTTGGTGGAGAAAAGAAGAAATTTGTTCGAAATGAACCACCGATGTTACGAGAAATGACAAAAGCTCTGATAGTTCAGCAACAACAATTAAAAATGTATTCAAAAAACGACGGGCCAAATGAAGATGATTTTAATAAAAACGAAAAAAACTTAGCAAATTTTGCGGTTTCTTTTTGGAAAAATCAATTTAAGGCCGATCAGTTTATTACAGGGTGTGACAAAAACAACATGGACATTTTGAATTCAGCCATTGCTGATTCTTTGGGCGGAGGAAATGAAGACAGCCCAAAAAAATCACAGCCCAAGACATCGACAAAGCAATAGATGCGATTAATGAATTTTATAAAGCTCGGATGCAAGAGGGCTACAAATTGCAAGAAATTGATGTACTTACCAGTGATGATTTAGATCACTTAATTAGCATTTATAAGGAGAAAGAAAAAACAATTGATCAAGCATTTCCTTGGCTATTTTAATTATAAAGGGGGATTCAAATGGCAAGTAGTTTAGGACATTTAGCCGCGACAGTTAGTCTTAATATTGACCCTTTTAAGTCGTCTGCAACAGCTTTAAAAGCACAAATCAAATCGACGACATCTGCTTTAAAAGCTCAAGAGCAAGCTATTAAAGGATCAGGAAGCAGCTTGAATAGTATGAAGGCTGCATATTCTACAATGGGTTCACAGATGAAGAACTATGAGGCTCAATTAGAACGGCAAAAGTCGGCTTACGAGGGATTACGCAATCAAACTGCATCAACCGCTGCTGAACAAGAAAAATTAACGGCTCGTCAAGCGAATGCTGCTAATCAAGTAAACAAAACATCTGCCAACATGGAAACTTTGCGTAATCGAATGGGGACTTTGAATAAATCAATAACTTTACAAAGTTCGGGATGGTATTCAGCTCAGCAAAAAGTTGGCGCTTTCAGAGATGCCGCGGGTAGAGTAAGCAGTACGTTAACACCAATTGGCGATACTATGACTACACATGTTACAGCGCCGATTATAGCTGGATTCGGGTATGCAATTAAATCTGCTTCCGATTATGAATATCAATTGGCTGATGTGAAGAAAGAAGTGCAAGCGCAAGGATATTCAGCAAGCCAAGTTAATTCGATAATGAAATCTCTGTCAAATGATACATTAGAATGGGCTCAAAAATATGGTGTTTCTACAAAAGAAATTAATGAAGGAATGTTTGAATTAGTTTCGAATGGCTATAATGTTAAGCAGGCCATGGGGATGATGCCGGAACTTTTGAAGACAATGACGGCTAATAGTGATAAATCAGGGACTTCAATTAAACTAACATCTTCTTTACTTGAGCAATTTGGATTGAATCTAGGATCAAATAACAGGGTCATAAAAAATGGTAATTCAATTATGAATCAAATGACTGAAGCTACACATAAATCTGCAATGTCATTGGAGGATCTTCAAACTATTTCTAGTAATGCAGGTGCTGCAATGCACGGGATGCATGTCAGCACAGCTGACTTTCTTGCTATATCAGGGAGGTTAGTGTCTGCTGGAATAGATGCTAGTTCAGTTGGTACGGGATTATCTAGTATGATGACTAGAATAGCAACTGGTACAGGTCAAGCGGCTGGAGATCTAAAAAAATACAATATAGCAATTTATGATTCACACCATAAAATGAGGAACATTTTAGATATTATGGGCAGCATGCAGAAAGCCTATAGAAAAATGAATGATGCTGAAAAACAAAAATTCTTATATGATGTTATGGGTCAGCAAAACATGAAGGTTGGAGCTACTCTCATGGATGCTAATCTTGGAAGGTATCGCAACTTATCAAAAGAAATTTCAAACTCTAATGGTACAGTTGATAAATATAATAAAACAATGCAACATACTTCAGAATTTACAATGCAGCAATTTAAAAGTAGCATTAATGCTCTTAGCATAGAAGTTGGTCAGAAATTATTGCCTACGTTTACACCGCTGATAAAACAAACTACAGGAGTTATTAAAGCATTCACTAAAATGGATAGTTCTACGCAGCAATCAATTATTAAATGGGGATTGCTTGCTGCAGCAGCCGGTCCTGTGATTGGAATATTGGGTAGATTTGCGGGTGCAGCGAGAGGCGTAGGAAGTGTTCTTTTCGGAACAATTGGTGCAATTAATAGAATGAGGTCAGCTGCAACGTTAGGCGGCAATGCAATGCAAATATTTAAGTCTGGTCTTTCTAAATCTGCGTTCGAAGCTGCAAGTTTTACTGGCGCTGCTGGAACTGCTGGTGGGGCAGCAACAGAGCTTGGTGCCGCTGGAGGAGAAGCTGCAGCTGGAATTAGTCTGTTAAATCCTGTTGTTTTAGGTGTCACAGCAACAGTTGTGGCCGGAGCAGCAGTATGGGAGATTTGGGGTAAAAAAGCTTATGAATCACAACAGAGAACTAACAAGTGGGGTTCAGATGTTGGACAACAGGCTGACTCTGCACTAACTAAATTTCAAGGATTTAGCAGCAAAGCTGGAAGTTCACTAACTGATTTTGAAAAGGCTAGCCAAACTAGTACCAAGAGTGTTTCTAAAGATTTTAGCGATATGTATTCAGATATGCAAAAGGATTCTCAGAACACTATCTCTCAAATGAAAAAAGATATGCAAGGGTTGCCAAGCTCAGTCCAAACAGATTTAAAGAAAGACGTTAAGCAGCGACAAAAATATAATGCAAAGGTTTTGTCGGATGCAAAAGAAAATTATACCAATGCTGAAACAATTTTAAAGGCTCATAATGGCAAAATGTCCGATTTATCGGATACAGAAAGAGCTGCGCTACTAAACTATCAGCAGCAGATGAATGAAGACGAAATTAAATTATTAAAACTTAGTGGAAGTAAAAAGAAGAACATTTTAGCTGCCTTGAATGGCGATATCAGTAATATGACACACAATCAGCGAAATACTACTATTAATGAACTAACTTCTTCAATGCAGAAAGAAAACAAACTATACAATGATCAGAAAGCTAAAATTGATTCAATGTATAGCAAAGGAGAAATTTCTTCTAAGCAATATGCTCAAGCTTTAAAAGACTTGCAAACGGTTCATAAGTCTACAACTGATGGTATGGCAGCGGCAATCTTAAAACTTGATAAAGCAAACGGTGCTTCAAAATCACAGATTGAACAAGATTTGTTGAATGTGGGGTACACATATAAACAAGCTGCCGCTATTATTAAACAGCAAAATACCAATATGGCTAATAGTACCTCACTAGTTGTAGCTGGTGTTTCAAACATGAGTGGCAAAGTAAAAACTGCTGCACAGACATGGAATAGCTTAGTCTTTGATCCTAAAACAGGTAAAGTTAAAATTAATGCTCAGGATGAAGTTAATAAAGCTGTTCAAAGCAAAAATCAATGGAATCAGATTCAACTGCTTGAAAGAAAAGGCAAAATGAGCAGTAATGCGAAAACTATGGTTGCGGACGCCTTAATCCAAACTGGCAAGTGGAATTCGCTCAGCTTTAAACAACAAAAAGCTTGGATTCAGTCAAATGCCGGAACAGAAATTTATAAAGCATTATCTGCTAATGGAAAGTGGAATACTATGAGCTTCGCAGCAAAAGAAGCCGTGATTAATGCTAAAGGTTTACCACAATTGGCAAATGCGATTGTGAAATACAATCTTTGGAATGACTTGCCAACTAAAGTCAAAGAACTTTTAGCTACTGATAAGACAGCTTCAGCTACATTGAAAAATGCTGGGATTAATGTTGACTCATATAATAGTAAGAACCCAAAGCATAAAGTACTAACCGGCGATTCGTCCAGCGTTGACAGTGCATCAAGCAAAGGTAAAAACTCGATTAATACTTTTAATAGCACTGCTCCGTTAGGCAAAAGATTTCAAGGTAATTCTTCAAGCGTGGATAGTGCATCATCAAGTGGCCGTAACTCGGTCACAAGGTTTAGAGACACTTCACCTGGAGGGTCAAAAAGCTTACGAGCTAGAGATAATGCTTCAGGTCCTGCTTCGTCTGCTAGGAGTGCTGTTTTGCAATTCAGCTGGCTAGGGGATCATACAGTTACTCTGACGACAGTTAAAAGAACGGTACATGAGGTTGTTAATAAAGTTAGCTCATTTTTTGGAAACTTATTCGCGACTGGTACTGAAGATGCTCCTGAAGGAATGGCTGTTTTGGGCGATGGCGGCAGAAATGAGCCATATTTAACTCCAAGCGGAAGCCTTGGAATTTCTCCAAATGTGCCTACTCCATATTATTTGGAAAGAGGTACGAGAGTATGGCCATCAATTCAAGCTTTCAAACAAGACATTCCACATTATGCTAATGGAACATTGGGACATAACGGAGCTGTTAACACTTTGCTTGAAGCACGGCCGACTATTAGCAAAATGGCTGACACAAATGTTACTTTTAATAGTAATAATGCTGATGTAGTTGCAGTTCTCCAACAACAAATGACATTGCAAAAATCGCAAATAGCTTTGCTTAGTCGTTTACTGAATGCAGCTACTAGTCCTAGTTCAACTCAAAATAATCGGAGTTTGATACGATCAATATCTCAGCAAATAAATTCGCTCAATGTTGATCAGAAAAGAGGTAGTTTAGCGTGATAAGCACATTCGATTTTAACGGTCATAACTCAAAAGAATTTAATATGTATATCAATGCTGAAATAAACATCTCAAGTTCACAGCCTGATTATTCAACAATCGAAGTTCCAGGACGCGATGGTGATCTAATTTTGCCTAACAACAGATATAAGTCTTTTAGCCAGACTGTACCTGTTATTTTTTTAGGCAAATATAATGATACGATGTCAAAAATAGAACAAGCTCGTAGATGGCTACTAAGTGATACTGGATTTCATGATTTTAAGTTATCGAGCGATTCTGGATATACGTATCGAGTGGCATATCTTGGGAATTTTGAAGTTAAAAAAGCGACTGACGAATTAAGTGCTG